CCATGGCCGCGCCGGCCGGTCCGCCCATGGCGAAACCGGCGACCGCTTGGCCCGCCTTGCGGATCGTGCCGCCGACGTCCTCGCCGATCTGCTCATACATTTGTTGGTTGGCTTGGGCGGCGCCGAGCGCCCCCTTGGCGAGAAACTCGCCGCTTTGGTCATAGACTCCGGGGTTATAGCTGAACATGGTTTTTCTCCTTCGATTAAGCCGCTTTGGCTTGGGTTAATTCTTGCGCCAGGGCCGCGCCGATCACGGCCGGCTTGATCGCCAGGCGCTTCTTGCCGCGGTAGTTCACTTCCTCGACGGCATCGGGCAGCACCTTCTTGACGTCTTGGGCGAGGAATCCGACATGCTTGGCTCCGGGCTCCCCGCTCCCTGCTCCCTGCTCCTTATATTTGAACTCGTAGGCCGTGAGCCCGAGCACCTTGCCGGCCGAGCCGAGAGGCTTGATGTCCTTCTTCATGCGCTTGTCCGAGAAGATCGACGAACCGATGTTGCCGATCATGTTCATCATCCCGGCCTGGCGCATGGCGCCTGCCTGCATGTTCGCGCCTTGCACCGCCGCGTTGTTGTTCTGCCAGGAGTTATACATCGAGCCTTGGAGATTCCGGTTGAAGGATTCGACGTTGCCCGCCTGGTTCACGGCATTGTTGAACGTATTGCCGATCAGCTGCGTGCCTTGTCCCATGGTTGCTTGGCCCAGGCCGAAGGCCGGGTTGAGTCCGCGGGCGAAGGGGTCGAGGGCGCCGTAGCCTTCGGCCAGGGTGATCCGGCGGCCGCGGCGGGCGAGGTCGAGCTGGTTGGCACCGAGGGCGAATTGACGCCGCTGGTCGAGACGCTGCTGCGACATGGCATCCCGGTTGAGGATCTCCGCGGCCGACGATCCGGCGCTGGTGCCGAGACCGCGGGCGGCGAAGGCGCCGCGGGCGGATTGCTGGGCGGCCCGTTCCTGCTCCGGCGAGAGGGAACGTCCGAGCATCAGCTCCTCTTGAGCCTGACGCTGGATCTCCGCTTCGATGGCGCTGGGGGCGCTGGCCGCTTGCAGCTCCTGGTCCATCACGCCACGGGTCCGGGCGAGGTATTGATTATCCAACTCCCCGGCCACCTGACGGGCCGTGCCGAGCTGCATGGCCGTCATCTTGGGATACAGACGCTCGAGCGAACGCTCTTGCTCCTGCATCTGCTGGATGGCCGACCGCGTCGCCGCGGCATACATCCGGTCGTAATCGATTGGCGTCGGCGCTGGGGGCTGCGCGACATTGTAAGTCGTGCCTCCTCCGCCACCGCCTCCGAAAATGCTTGAAACTGCTTTTCCTACGTCTCCCATATTATTTCCTCCTCGTTGCTTTAGTTAATTTATCCCAGTCGTAAACCCTCACGCGGTTGTCCTTGCTCCCGCGAAACCATGAAACCCAAGGCTGCGGATGCGGGAACACGCGCATAAACTCCCCGCAAGCATTTGCGTGGCCAGTAGAAGCAGCCAGAGTGACGTGCCAGCAGTTGCTTTGGCCTTGTTCAAATTGGTTCTCCTCCGCGTTCCACCGCACAGCGCGAGCCAGCATGAAGCATTCCGGCGATGACCACACATAGCCCGCCGACAGATGCTCGCCGACTGCTTCCCAGAAGTCTTGCGTGCTGTGGTTGTCCCACCATTGTTTTGCCTTTTGCCATGGGAGCATTCTTAGAACTTGATGCAGTAGAGCAGCGCGATGTTCGCTGGACGGGTTTCGCTCGCCGTGCGCGGTGTGCCGTTGGTGCCGTCTGTGGTTAACGCTCCAACCCTGTTCGACAAAACGCCCGATGGTGATGAGTCCAAAATATCAACATTGTTGACAGCACTGGCAGTTCCACGAATTCCCGCAGAATAGTTAAATTCATGGTAGTGTCCTTGCAACGCATCGCCTTCTTTGGCTGCAAAAGTCTTGTTGTAAGTAATGCCGCTGATTGTCTGCGACCCGCTGCCACGCACAAAGATGCCGCGCAGGTCTGGCAGGGCAAAAGTCGTGCTGCCGTCACCGGCGCCGTAGGTCGTGCCGATAGCACTAAACAGTGAAGCGTATGTGCTGCGGCTTACTGCGGTGCCGTCTGCCGCTAACCATCCAGCCGGTGCGCTGTTCATGGCGAAGGCTTGCACGGCGCCTGCGGGCACCAAGAGCTGCTGCACGGCGGCGGCGAGCTTGGCTAAAGAAACCGAATTGGCAGCGAGCAGTGACTCAGTGATTTGCGCGTTGGAGATGTCAGCCGTCTGAATGGCACTGACAGTGCGGGCATTGTTGAGCTTGGTCGGCGTGACGGTGTCACCGGATGTAAATGTGTATGCGTATGAGGCCATAGGTTATGCTGCTGATCGGGTTTCGGTCGGAGGCAGGCTCTTGGGCGATGCCTCAATGCTGGCGGATCTAATTTCCGGCCGCCCGCCGGAGGTTTCGTAAATGACTTCCGCGCTGTGCGCCTTGTAGCGCACCGGAGACTTCATGTTGTAGTCTTCGCTGCTTGCGTTGCTGTTGGTCAGCGTGCCGACTGTCGTTGTGGTGTCAGGGTTGATGGTGCTGATCTTGGTCGAAACGCTGGCGCTGGCCGGAATAACCACATCGGCGATGGTGCGGAGGAATCGCTTGCTGTGCATGTCGCCGAAATCATAGCGGCGGGTCTTGATGCTTCCGGTGACTGGGCTGGTGCCCGCGTTGACTGCATTGTCGTCCAGCGCGGCGTCCTCTTGCTCTAGCAGATAGAGGTTGCCAGAGCGAGGGACCGAAAATACGCGGCGCTGATTATCGTAGGTTCCGACAAGGATCTGGTTGACCGATGCGCTGCTGGGATAGATGTCGCGGTATTCCCATGTGTCCGTTAGGGCGTTCCATGCGACCACCAACTGATTGCCGTCGAGCGGGTCGGCGCTTGTTGGTAGCGCGATCAGGTATCGGTTTGCGTGCCAGATTCCAAAAGCGGACTTGTCTACGCGGGACTGCACCACTTGGCTGAACAAGTCGGCGATCGGCTCTGAAAGCGGCTTGGTGTCGCCGCGAAGTTTCAGATCGAGGCGGCTATCGAGACGGTAGATTCCAGCGTCACTGAGGAAGAAGACGAAGCTGCCTGCGGTGACAATCGTGTTGCGGGCGCTGCATCCGATCTCGTTGGTGAGAAGCGTGAGGCCGCTGACCGGAGTATCGACCGAGAAGTCGCTGCCATCGGTGGAGGCGAATTGATTGAGCGTGGCGAGCCAGATGCTTTTGCGGCAGAAGACAAGGGCTTGGCCTTCGACCCATGGGTGGACGGCGACAATGCGGTCATCGCCGCCTGCGCCTGCGCGGAAGCTGTTCCAGAATGGATCGTAGAGGTCGGGGTCGAGAACGTCGCTGATACCGACCGTGTCGCGGTTCTTGGCGATCCAGAGGCGGTTGTTGTGGTAGCTGGCCCAGCCGACACTCGGCATGGTCGTGTAGGTCACACCTGCGGCGGGAACGCCTGCGGTGGCGCGGACGAAGTTGCCGCTGCCGCCGTCCCAATAGATCGGCGGCTTTGTTCTCCGCACCTTGATCGTGGCGGCGGCGTGCGTGGCGGTGCCGGATGGAACGGTGATGGTAAAGCTGTTGGTGGAGCTGCTGACGATGTCGTATTCGTGTCCGTCGAAGGCGGGCGTGGTGCTGCCTTCGATGCGGACGCGGGCGCCAGCCGGATAGCCATGGGCCGTGACGTTGACTGTGGCCGTGGTCGAGGAAACCGTGATGCCTGAAGCCGTTGTGAGCTTTTGCTCCCAGCCGGTGACGGTGCGATCAGCTTCGCGCAAGACATACAAGCGATTGAACGCCTGCACTACTGAGACGGTGTCGGTGCCTTCGATCTTCTCGGCGGGGCTGGTCGGATAGGTCTTCACGACCGGCGATTGTCCCTGCCGGTAAAGCGTGGCGCTGTCTGATCCGGCAAGGACGATAAATTCGTTGGCGTTGTCGTAGTTCTGGCTGGCGAACACTCCGGCCGCATAGAGTCCGCCATCGTAGGAGTCGCGGACTTCGGGGCCGTTGTTGGCAACAATGGTGCCGGTGGCCGGTGTCGCGGGGCTGCCGCTGACGGTGTAGGTGAAAGTGTTGGCGTCCGTGACCGTGACAAGGAAGTCGCCGTTGTAGTCTGTCTCGGCGGCGCCTCGGATGTTCACTTGGTCGCCGGTCGTGAAGCCGTGGGCGGTCGCCGTGACGGTGGCCGTGGTTGAGGCGCGGGTGATCGAGGTGATAGTCCTGTCGGTGCCGAGAGTAAAGTCGAGTGTCAGCGGGGCGCCGGTCGTGCCGATCGTGTCGGTGAGGCGCTTGCTGCCTTTGCGGGTTTGGGCGACGCCCCTGTCCAAGCGCATGTTCACGCTGTCTTGTAGCATTCCGGCGGGCAAGGTCAGCGGGTTCAAGCGGCTGGCGAAGCCGATGAATCCGGCGTCTCCGTCGCGTTGCACTGGACTTTCTAATGCCATTAGGCGGTGTCCTTCCGGCTGGTCAGGACGTAGCTGACAGTCTTCGCGTTGTTGCGCTTCATCTCGGATTCAACTAGGGAGATGAAGGCGGGCCATTGGGCGGGCGGCAGGGTCTGGCATCCTTCGCTGTTGGTGCGGGTGATTCCGCCGCGATGGATATTGATGCCGAAGAAGCCGGTCTCTTCCTTGCCACCGTCGCGCTGGACGGCGACTGCATCGCCCTGCACCAGAGCCTTGTAAGGGTTGCCGCTCCGAATGCCGTGCTTGCCCAGTCGGTAGCGGTAGACGCCTGACTTGAGGGATGCGTAGCCTTTGCCGACCTTGGGATTCTTTCCGCTGCGGGCCGGATCGACGTTGGCGTTGAAGGCGGCGTGGACATTGGGCGAAACAAGGATGATGGCGTCGTCGTAGATGCCTCGGTCGTTCTTGCCGGTCGCGCCCATGCTGTCGCGGTAGTAGCCACGAATGCCGACCAAGCACACCGGATCGCTGACGTTGGCAGCCCTGAGCTGCTTCAGCGTCTCGTCGCGCTTTTGTTGTGGTCGGCTCTTGGGGATCACTTAGTTGGCTCTTTGACAGTCTTCGCGTCGAAGGTCACGGTGGCCTGCTGCTTCAAGAAGTCATACCCGATGGTCACGCATCCACCCGCAGCGACAGCCCAGCTCACGGCGAGGATCGCAACTGCAACTAGTTTTGTGGCGCGGGCGCTCATGGAGTCAGAGGCGGGCGTTGTTGTCCTTGGCGACGATCAATCCCCAACCGGCGAGCAGGCTGGCGGCGATGAGGCCGAGGTCGGGGATGCTGCCGTTGGCCAAGAACTCGCGGCCAGCGGTCGAGAGCGATGCGATGATAGTGAGGATTCCGAGCAGGGTTGTTTTCCAGTTTCTCATATTATTTTTGCTTCTGTTTCTTTCTCAGGTCGTGAAGGACCGAAATTAAAGTGACAACGCCGACCGCGAGGCCGACACATAGACCGGCGACCCTGAGAGTCGTCTCTAAATGGGGGAGCATGCTGAAGGCGGAGGAGCCGAGGGATGTGACCGTGCCTATCACGCCCTTCTCGGTCGTTGAAAAATGTGTGTGCCAATACGTCATAGCGATACTTCGGGTTGAGGGGTGAGGGTTGATAGTTGTTCTTCCGTCAGTTGTTCGACGCCGTCGATCTCGCCCGCATCAAAGGCGGCGGCGAGGTCGGCTTGCCACAAGCACCGGAAGGCGAGGCGTCCGCCCGTGAGCGGCTGGCCGGTGATCGTGCCGTCCGTCAGGCTGGCGGCGCGGATGCGGGTCTTCTGGGCGTCGTCATAGTGGCCGCCGATGGTGAGGATGCTGCGTCCGGCGTCGGGCAGTTCTTGGCCATACTGCGCGAGCAGCGTCGGGAACATCGTGCCTACCGCGGCGGCGGGGACGGCGATGATTCTTTCGGTGGTCTCGAAGTTGCTCATGGGAGTCCGAGGCCGGTGCCGAGGGTTTGGCGGTAGAGGATGTAAAAGGCGGCGTGTTGGCTATTTGTCAGCGCTGCGCTAAAGACCAAACCCGCAGCGATTGTCATGTCGGCAAAGTATGCTGGATAAAAAACTCCTCCGCCACAGGCCCCAATGGCAAAATTATTGTTGGCCAAAGCCGCTCTGGTTACGGTAGCCGTTCCAAGCACAGCGCCATTTTTGTATGCCGTGTTAGTCGTTGCGCCAGTCGCTTGGGCAAAAAGCATGCCCACTGGTGATGTGATAGATGCTCCAGTTCCGCCGTTTTGGCTGTTGAGAAAATACGTTGTTCCCGTTGAAGCGATGTGGGCCAACCCAGTTGCGCCCGCCCAAGAGCCTCCGGTTTCGTTGCCAATAATTTGGTCGTATGGACCCGTGGGTGCTGTGACAGACACTGCGCCAACGGCGTTGGCCGTGTTTGACAGGATGCCGCTCGGGTTAAAGTTGGTGTCAATGTAATCGTCGGCCCCATCAAACGTAATTCCATCCACACCCCAAGTCGGCCCATTGGTGAGCGTCCCATTAAAAGTCCCCAGCCCACCCAGCGAATACGCCGTGGTGCCGGTGCCTGCGTTTTGCGACGAGCGGAGCGGCCAACACACCATCGAGTTCCAAAGGCCCAGCTCTTTGACGCCTTTGACAAAGGCGCTCAGGGCGGCCACGTCGGTGGCGCCGGACGCGGCGGCGAAGGCCGTGGCGTCGGCGTCGTATCCGCGAGCCGGTGCGTTGAGCGTCAATGTCGGGGCGAGAATCATTTAGGCGGTGTAAGCAACGATGCGACCCGAGTGCAGGTCGATGGCGGTGAACTTGCCGAAGAGGATCGTGCCTGCCGGAATGACGGGGGCGCTGGCGTCGGTGGTGTTTGCAATGTCGGCGATGTTGCCGGTCAAGGTGTGGAACTTGGCGTCGGCGAGAATCTGGACGGCGAGCCAGTCGCCGGTGCGCAGGGTTGTGTCGGCGATGTAGTTGCCGCCGCTGAGGCCGTTGGTGATTTTGTTGTTAGGGAATCCCATAGTGTTGGTTGGTTAGTATTGGTTGACGCGGGCGGTCCACATGGACGGCTGGTTTTGTTGGAAATAGTATTTGTCGCGCTGCGAGATCA